TGGGACGTGATTGCTGTAACTACACAGGCTTAATATGGCAGACTGCGCTGTTATTGATAAAACAACCAACATTGTGGTCAACAAGATTGTTGCCGAGGTAACAGACTTGCCCCCAGACAACTGTTTTCTGATTGACATTACTGGTCAATTTGTTGACATTGGCTGGTTTTGGGACGGTTCTAATTTTATAAACCCCACTCCTGAGGAGTCTGTGTAATGCCAACAGTACTGCTAACTTCTGGCACGACTTGGACTGTACCAGCAGACTTAGATAAATCCGTTAATGTGACTGTCACCTGTATTGGTGGCGGTGGCGGCGGGGCATCTGGCGTTACTAGTTCAAGTAGTTATGCTGGCCCCGGTGGTGGTGGCGGCGGTTGGTCACAATCATCTATTAGCTTGTCTGGAATATCTACCGCATTTTATTCAATTGGTAGTGGTGGCACTGGAGCAACAAGTAAAGGAAACAGCGGTACAGCTGGTGGTCAAACTTGGTTTAATAAAGCAGCCAACTCTGCTCCAAGCGTAAACACAAATGGCGCTCTTGCAAATGGTGGTGGTGGCGGGACATCCACAGGCGGCGTTGCTGGAGCTGGTGGTTCTATAACTGGCGCTATTGGCACGACAGTTTATGCTGGTGGAACTACAGCTAATACATCAGTTACTAATTCTGCTGGCAGTGGCGGTGGTTCTGCGGGTTCTTCTTTAGGAACTGGTGGTAACGGAGCTGGCCCCAAAAGTACAGGTGGAAACTATGGCGGCGGCGGTGGTGGTGGCTCTGGAGGAAACGCAAATACTGCTGGTAGTCAAACAGGGGGAACAGGCGGCAACACTTATTCTGCGGCCTCTGGTGGTACTGGTGGTGCTGCTGGCGGTGCTAGTGGTTCTGGCGGCAATGGAAATGCTGGAAGTAATGGCGGTGGCGGTGGTGGCGGCGGTTCTACAACTGGCACAGGATTTACTGGTGGAGCGGGTGGGGCTGGTGGAGCCGGAACAGAATACTCAATAACTGCTGGTGGAACTGCAGGTTCTGGCGGCGGTGGTGGAGCTGGTGGTAGTGGTGGAACAAGTAGCGGTGGCGGTGCTGGAGCTGCTGGCGGTAACTATGGTGGTGGTGGCGGTGGCGGCGGCGCTGGTGGTGGCACACCTACATTATTGTCTGGTGGTAATGGCGCTCAAGGAGCAATTATTATTACATACACATCAATATCAGCAGCTTCAAACTTTCTACAATTTTTCCCGCTATGACAACAACTACAATCACTTTTAAAAAAGCTTGCGGTGGATGCACCGCTTGTTGTTCGGGGACTTTAACAGGTTCTGCCCACGGTATGGCTTTTTGGAAAGGAAGGCCGTGCCATTTTATGGGTTGTAATGGTTGCTCAATTTATAAAGACAGACCAGCCGACCCATGCAAATCCTACGAGTGCGGATATTTAAAGTTTGATTGGGTACCTCAGTGGATGCGCCCAGACCTGTCAGATGTAATCATTACGGAAAGAGAAACTAAAACACAAAAAATTCCGTACATTGAAGTGGCTGAATACAAAGGCAAAATGAACGCAGAAGTGCTGTCGTTCTTGTTCATGTCAAAGTTCAATGGACATTTCGAAAACTTTACATATCAGATAAATGGTGGTTGGAACAGGGTCGGAAGCAAAGAGTTTTTGGACGACATTTAAAGGGGACAACAGTGCATCATGGATCCAATCACAACTGCCCTTGCCGCATTTGCGGCTGTGCAAAAGACAGTTCAGGTCATCAAACAGGCGCAAAAAACTGTTGATGATGTAGCAAGCCTTGGGCCGTTGCTCGGTCGGTATTTTGGGGCCAAACAGGAAACTGTAAAGGCGCTTGAGGAGGCAAAGAAAAAAGGTGGGTCTTCGCTGGCGCAGGCTGTTGAGATTGAGATGCAGTTGTTGAGCCAGAAACAGTTTGAAGATCAACTCAAAATGATCTTCTTCCAGACGGGTCATGCAGACATCTGGGAAAACATCATGAAACGGGTTCAAGAGGGCGAGCAGGCGCAACGGGAAGCCAGACGCAGAGCAAATGATGCCGCCCGGGTCAAGGCCAGAAAGATGGCAGAGTTGGTGAATCTGATAATTGGAATTGTGTTGGTCGTGCTTTTGGTGCCACCTCTAATTTGGTTGGTGATCCAAGGGGTCATGTTTGCAAAGGACAAATGATGAATTGGTCAGATGTACTCAAGGCAGTTATCCCAGTAATTGTGGCATCCTTGGCTTGGTTGCTCGGCCAAGTGTCCGATTTCTCTTTGCGCCTTACCAAGATTGAAGGCTCCATGCCTGCCCTGATCACAAAAGAAGGGGTGCCGACCGACAGCCCTATTTCAGCCGAACGCAGACATGCCCTGAAAGAAGAGATTTACAGGGACATCCACGCCCTACAAGTCAAAGTTCAATTGCTCGAAGAGCGTGAAAAGATGGGGAAAAAGTAATGCTGACACTGTTCTCAACTCTCATTTCGTTCCTGATCGGCGGTTTGCCCAAACTGTTGGATTTCTTCCAAGATCGGGGAGACAAAAGCCACGAGATTGCCTTGGCGCAACTCCAAATTCAACGGGAAATGGAACTGCGCAAACTGGGCTTTGAGGCTCAGGAGCGGGTTGAACACATCAAGACCGAACAGGTCGAACTGGAAACCAAGGCCAGCGTGACTCAGGCAGTTATCGGTGCCCAGCAGGCAGAACTCCAAGCCCTGTATGCCCATGACACGGCGCTCAATGAGGGTACGAGCCAGTGGATGAAGAACCTACGTGCCAGCGTGCGGCCTGTGATTACCTACGGGTTTTTCCTACTGTTGTGCGGGATTGATGCGGCTTTGATCTACCACGGATTTACCAATAATGTCGGTTTTCAAGATATGGCCGACCAACTCTGGGATGACGAGACTCAAGCCCTGTTTGCCAGCATCATTGCCTTTCACTTTGGTGGTCGGGCGTTTGGCAAATGAATGTGTCACCCAAAGCCGTGGCAATGATCAAACACCATGAGGGTGTAAGACAAAAGCCGTACAGATGTCCAGCCAAACTCTGGACTGTAGGGGTTGGCCACGTTCTTTACCCTGAACAGGGCAAGTTGCCCATTGACCAGCGGGACGCTTTCAACATAAAGATTGAGGATTTCCGAATCTTCAGTATGGAGGAGGTAGATGCCATACTTCGAGCCGATCTGGAGCGCTTTGAGCGAGGCGTTGAGCGGTATATCACTGTTCCACTTACACAAGGCATGTTTGATGCTCTTGTGTCTTTCAGTTTTAACGTCGGTTTGGGAACACTCCAGCGTTCGACGCTTCGTCAAAAGCTCAACCGGGGCGATAAAGAGGGTGCTGCTGAAGAACTCTTGAAGTATTGCATGGCTGGTGGGAAAATACTCAAAGGGTTGCAAAACCGGCGGATTGACGAACGCGCCCTGTTTTTGTCGTAGGATCAACCATGCCGCTCAAAAAGATCATGTTCCGACCGGGGGTAAACCGGGAAAACACTCGCTACGCAGCCGAAACCATGGGTGCAGGCGGCTCGATGGCTGTTCAAAATGCCACCGCTGGCTGGTACGAATCAGACAAGATTCGCTTTCGTGCGGGTACCCCTGAAAAAATTGGCGGTTGGCAGCGCATTTCGACCAGCACGTTCTTGGGTGTGTGCCGTTCTTTGTGGAATTGGGTGACGCTTGGACTTGTGAACCTGCTTGGCGTTGGCACAAATCTGAAGTTCTACCTAGAAAAAGGTGGCGCGTATTACGACATCACCCCCATCCGTGCAACTTCAACCATCAACAATAACCCGTTTGCGCTGACGGCGTCGACAACTGTAACGGTAACTGACACGGCACATGGATGTATAACCGGAGATTTTGTTACGTTCAGCGGGGCAACGGATATCGGCGGTGTGGGTACAAACGTAATTGCGTCGATACTCAACCGGGAATTTCAAGTAACCGTACTCAGCGCAAACACATACACAATACAAATTGCTGTGGTGCCTAACGCCACGGCGTTGGCTGGTTCCCCCGGTGGCGGAGCATC